TGCTAGATAACTCCAGCGAGGTAACCCTTTTCCTGTAGGTGTTGGGCTACGTGCTTGGACACTTTGTACTTCTGTCCAGCCTTAAAGCTATAGAAGTTTCCTACTCCTAGAGTCATGTTCTCGATGTCTTCTACGACACGGATTACAACTGAGTCTTCTTCTTTATTAGCGACTACAGTTACAGAATCCTCAATAACAGTTGCTCTATTTGGAATAGTAGCGTCTACAACTTCATCAAGTTTAATCTGGGCTTCAGCGGACGCCATAGACATCTCTGCTGCGCGAGCTTGAAGAGCATCTGCATTATCTGCAATCTGCTGTGCACGAGCGCGGCCAGTAACGTCTTGAGGCTTTACTTGTCTTGCCATTTATATTCTCCTAATTAGTATCTGTTGAGTGGGCAGTTTTTAGACGTACCCAGGTCTGTGGATTAGTTGGTTTCTGCAATAACAACAGACTGGTCAGTAATAAGACCAAGACCGAAGATTGAGTACCAAGCAAGTGCGTGCTCACGACCGAAGTCAAGAATACCACCGTCACGGAGTTCAACTGGAAGAGAGATTGCGTGACCGAATGCGTTATCTCCAATGAAGATAGCGTCATAGCGGTCTGAACCACCATTACCTGTGAACTGTGCTGGAGTAATGTAACCTCCACCAGGTGTAACAGTTGGGTTAGCAACTGCTGAGTCAGCGGTGTAGTTAGTACCAGCACCACCAGCTACCTTACGTACCTGTGTTGTTTCGATGAATACGCAGTCGTACAAACGACCAACTTCACCGAGCATGAAGTTACCAGGAGCAGCGTACTTAGTTACTTCGATAAACTCTGGGTTATCACGAAGCTGACGGCTCTGGTGTGGGTGGATAAACGCAACGTAAGTTTCGCCCAAACGTGGGATGTTCTTGGTTGCGAGTGTCTCAACAACGTCCTTAACTGTGTGTGGTGTAAGGTAGTTAGCGCCAGTCATGCTTGCGCGGTTTGTACCCTTAGTACCATATGCATACCAGTTGTTGACTGCTGAAAGGTTAGAGCGGTCTTCACCGTAGATGGTTGAAGTCGCTGCATAAAGTGTGTCGCGTGATAGCTGGTCTAGGTAGATAGCCATGTTACGACCGAGAAGACGTGAAGCAGAAGCCATTACGTCATCGAATGAAGCGTTAAGCAAGAGCTCTGATACAGCAAGAGCATAACCATGCTCTGTTACTGTGATTGAGAACTGCTGTGCTGTAAGCGCGTTTGTCTGCATACGAACACCTTCGACAAGTGCGTTAGCAAAGCCGAGGTTGTTGTAGCGGAGGAAGTTAATCTGTAGACCAGGTGCAACACCAAGTTCAGTCTTCTTGACTGCGAACTGCTCGAAGCGAAGGATAGGCATTGCCTGGAAAAGGATTTCCTTAGACCAGATAACCTGAATCGCCTGAGTCAACTGTGTGTTTGTACCTGAGTACGCTGTTGGGGCTGCGGCTAGATTGCCAGTACCCGTAATACCAGATGCCATTTTAGTTGTTTACTCCTTGTAGGTTGGATTTGGGATTGTGGGATTTACCCGAACAAGCCGCGAGACTTACCACGAGCCGAAGCGCTCATGATACGTTCTCTGTATTTTGCATAGTCATTCATCGACATTGACTGAATATCTTCAGCCGTTAACGCACGTTGTTCCGAATTGTCGTCCATTGGTCCGAGCGGGGGCGTGGTTACCCTGGTCCCCGTCATTTCTTTACGCGCATTCTGCATTGCAAACTGCGCCGATTCAAGAATCTTGTTTGAACGTTCCTTCAAGCTCTCAATACTTGCTTCTACTTCTTCGCGGGTATTGCCGCTAATCAGGTCTACAAGTTCTGGGATAATGTTTTCACGTTCTGCGTCTACACGTTGTGAACGGTAGTTCTGTAGGTCAGCAAAAGTTCTTTCGCGTTCCAGAAGAGCGAAGGCACGTTCACGTTCTTGACGCTCACGCTCCAACTGCTCCTGCCACTCTGCTTCCTTAGTCTTAAGCAAAGTACGAACATCCATATCACCTTCAAGAGCTTCCTGCTGAGCCTTAGCCTTAGCCTCTGCTTCTGCAGCACGTGCAGCAAGTTCTGCTTCACGCTCTTTCTTAATGCTATCGAGTTCTTCCTTCAGCTTATCAATCTGAGGATAGAGTTTTTCTTTCTCCTGGCTACGAACTTTAACCAGGTCTTCTTCCGTATAAAATTTGGAAGTCGCCTTAGTAGTAGGTGCGTCAGCAACAACAGCGTTGTTTGACGACTCAGCTACGACTGGAACGGTTCCTGCTTCAGCTGCAAAAGCTTCTGCATTTAGTCCTGCTGTTTCCATACAAGATTCCTTTTTCTCCTAGGGGTCGTTTTCCG